TCTTTCAGATTCCATCTCACGATGGACACCCTTGCCATTGGCTAGGTAATTCCCGCTATTAGGGCTTACTAGGGACTTGCACCCATTAGACAATGCTCATGCCGAGCATACTATAAAAATACGGCAGGAAGAACTATTGCCCTCCTGCCGTATCTGATAACTATGAGATATCTCTGTCGAGTAATTCTCTGGCCATCTGCTTAGCCTGCTCTCGCCACTCCTGGAATACCTGGTACTCTGTCTCGTGCTCCTGGTTTCCATCTCCATGGTTGCACAGGATGGCTTCGACATCGCCCTGACTGTACTTAGTACGAACCAGACCATTTACGAACTCGCGATAGCTTGCCGACTCAGCCTCAATCTTAGTGGAGCCGTCAATCTCTGTGCCCTCGTAGCTGTATGCTGTCACTGTCTTACTATCGCCATCAGACTCCGACATGGTGGCGTCTGGGTGATAGTTTTCTACTTTCTGCTCACTCAAGTACAGAAGAAAATGCTTGCTGTCATATCTCAAGTATGACATGCGGCAAAGATATAATTTCTTATTCATCTAGATAAACTTATAAAATTTCTTGCCAAACTTGTTGGTTAGCTCTGCTGCAACGGTGTAGAAGCCCTTGTCCAGCAGTTCCCACTCCTTGCGTGCCTGGTCAACCAGAATATCTGAGCCAGTAAAGAGCCACCACGACTCAGGTTGCCAAACCGGCTCCTCAATCTCATCACCATGTTCATCGAGTTGTCCTGTCTTCCGGACGTGATCGATGAAACGGAAGCGGATGGCGAGGCGGTCCTTTGGCACCTTCTTGGTGACTATGTGCTTGACGCCCTGGTCGTCAACTTCTTCAACCTGCTCCATCTTGAAGTCGACTCTCGACTTATCTATCTTGTAATCCTCTATGAGGATGAGGAACTTGTCATAGTCCTCAATGTTGTGGCACAGGATATCGCCTGGATGCTTCTTCTGTGCCATGCTCATGCCCTCGAAGGGTATCTCTCCCTTGCGAGCCTTCACAATCTGACCATACTTTTTCATACCGATTTTATTTAATAAGTTTTTTGTATCTGCGTGTTTGGCTAGGCCTAGCCTCGATGCTGCCTTGTGCCGGATTTGCTCATCGGTAAGACCACGTTTGCGCAATCTTGCCACCTGGGCACAGAGTGCCTGCTTGGTGCGCTTGCGCAAAAGGGCATGGTCGGCATAGATCTTCTGACCACAGAAGTCTATGCCGTCACATGTACGATGAATATTCCAACTTTTATTGATGCTCAGCATCCAGTCTCTAGCCAAGTGCATGACTGCAAGCTCCGCCATGAGGCGTAAGAAAACCTTATCTTCATGCATGATGAAGATATTGTCCATGAATCTATAATAATGTTTGAGTCCCTCGCGGCAAAAACGGTCGAAGCGCTCATTGAGGGATTTTACCCCCCCACATTTAATACTCTTGCCTGCTGCTCCGAGCGGCATGTGAGGAGCATGTCCGTGACGTAGCGAGCCTGCCAATAACCGTGTTTTTCGGGGTCTTTGAGTATGTCGAAACACCGCATGGCGAGATAGTCAAACCTCGCCAGAAACAGTTGCCCCAAAAGTTGTGTAAGCTTGACGCCCAGTACTATGCCATTGGCATAGCTGTCAACGACCTCGTCGATGAAAGCAAGTAGCTTGCGGTCCTTGATATACAGCCTGTACTCTCTCTTGAGCAGATTATGCTCAACATTCTGAAAATAATGATGTATATCCATGGGCAAGCAATAGAATGTGTCTTGCTGTGGCGAGGTAAAGATGTCCTGCTTGATAATCTTGTAAAAGAAATGCGTGCCTCGCCCCTTGGTACCAGCCGGACTATTGAATGGAATCTTGGCTCTCAATTTATCCTCACTGGTGTGCATGGCTGCATGTTGGATGACATGATCACCAACAGGCAACTTGTTGACAATGCGGTACTTCGGTTTTTCTATGAGTTTGACTTCATAGTCTGAAGTATGCCATGTCTGATGCGTATAGGCGTCTAGCAGGGCTTGAAGATTTGCCTCAAACGCTGCCTCAAACGCTTGTACAGATAGACGGGACTTCTTGTGCCGGGAAAAATCATAGAATGCTTCACGAAAATTTTGCAAAGTCTCAACCGCCTGTGATATGTTACCTAACCTCTTCACTTGCTTTAAAATTTTATTTATATAAAAAAAGGTCGGTGTCTGATAAATGTCGGTGTCTGTGTCTGTTGTCTGCTTTTATGATGTCCTAACTTTCGACCGGATGACCCATTGTCATCATCTACTAGCTATTCTGCTAAAGTGTATGTTTTGCCATGAGGCAAGGCCTGACTCCCGTAATCACTGCAGCTAAGCAAACTAACCTGCAGTATCTTGTTAAGTTGAGGGCCGCACCGTAGTTCACATTGTAATCCGAGACAGCATTGTTCACGTTGAGCGTCGAAAGACCGCATTGACCACCATTGTTAGCGTTGCCACCACGAAGACACAGGCGAAAACCGGAAGTTGCTCCTGACGTATTCCAGAAATAGCAAGTCGAATAGGTTGACTCTGTAGCACCAATCTGCGTACAGAAGTTCTCGAGATGTTCCATCGACAAGGTCTTGATATATCCTTCACCACCACCTGGTGACTTGCTCAACGCCCTCATGCCGGAAGAGTTGCCGATGGTCCATGAACCGTATATTGACGGAGCCACGAGGTGTGTCATGGTCTTGTCACTGTTGACCTGACAGAACTCATCATCCGGCATTCGCCAGAGATTGCCGAAGCCGTTCTTTAAGCCGAAGAAACATGGAATCTTGGCATTATAGACCGTTGTCCCTGCATCATTCTTAACAGCATAGGTCGCTTCTCCACATGAATCACCAAGTTCAATGCCTGCACTCATAGGTGCGACAGGTCTCCAGCCGTTGTAGCCACCCCAGTCTGGCATCTGCGTCAAGCCTGCACCTAGACCTCCCTGGTAGAGACCATTGGCATCCTTGTTGGCATTGACGGCATCCTGATCGTAATGTGTACCGAAGATGACGCCGAAAAGAATTGCTACAATGGATGTATGTCGCATGGTTGTGCAGAGCCAGCCCTTGCCATTCTTGCGTGCTGCAGCTCTGAACTGCTCAGTAGTCAGATTAGTTGCTGGTCTACCCAGAAGCGTTTTATTTGTGCCATCATAAGACGAATTGTTGTCTCCACCACGATAGTCAGCTCCATTATTGATATAGCTCACAAGTCTGCCTGTGCTTCGCTCTATAGTGGCGAATCCTGCAGCAGAGAGACTGCCGATAGGAACCTCGTAATTAAACTCACCAGGAATTGGCTTGATGCCAATCTGCTCATAGTGCAATCCGCCAATATCCTTGAGGACAACGTAGAATTTACGTCCCCATCCCCACTGATAGTGACCTTCGGTACCATCCAGCTTTGCTGGTTCACCAGTAGCATACTTGTAGTGATCCTTGCTGTCGAGCTTCCGACGACTGTGGTCATTCTTGACCAGGTATGCGCCAAGCCCGAGGATGTATGGCAACTCCTTCAGCAATTCAAGAGAGCCAATGTATGATGCAGCCTTAGGCGTTGCGTTGGCGGTGTCCCATACTCTTCCGCACCAGGCATGCTGACCTACAGCAAGGTCAGCCTTGAGCGCATCCATTCCGATGCTAGTGACATTGCCATTTTGGTCTGTCAGCAGCACGCTCTGGTTGCTGTTGACGGTTGTGACTTTCGTCACGGAGTTGAATTTTTTACCTTCCATAATTATATTTTAAGAAATCAGACTATTCCAGTGTTTTCAGTTCTCTTTACTGCCGTAATCTAAAATGTATTACTAATTTATTCGCCTGTAAATTGTCCGCTAATAGCATACCATGCACTGCCGATACATTTAAAGCGTATATAACTATTTGCTGTTGTTGTAACGCTTTCGTTTTTGAAATTAGTGTACTCAACATTAATTTTTTCTACCGCTATGTTGCTTGGCACGATGGCTGTGTTTTGCTTAACATATAAATCGTCATTGGTCTGTGCTTCAACGATTGTACGATAGCTTAAAGAACTCGACGACGGCAACAATTTGGTAAAGATATTAATCTCCAGACCCTCGTAATTTGCAGCTTTTGGCAAAATTATAAATGTACGTTTAGCCGGGTTTTCTACATAATAGAAATTGTACGGCTCATTCGCAGGGTCTATCTGATAGGTGCTTCCGGGCGTTACCTTCTTGACTGTTCCATAAAACATTTTGGCTTTAACTGATCCTTCAAAAATACTATTACCTTTTACAGTAATATTGTTGAAAGTTCCGCTGTTGCAAGTTACTTTACCGTCTTTTGCCCGAAAGATAATGTTACCTTTTGCATCTTTCATGTCGATAGTCTCAACACCTAAATTTTTTACTAAGGCGTACTGCGTTAACAGTATCTTTGTAGCCACCATTTCCACCGATTGGGCTAATCTCCAAAGTCCGCTATTGGTATCGGTTGGACTTCCCGGGTAATTATCTGATGCCTTAGCATGTTGTTTAAGGCAAGAGTAATAGCTGCCGTTATACAATACTATGTCTTTGTATTCTTCGCTGTTTGCTCCTGCCTGGAATACATAACCTACAGCGCAATCGCTCCACGCTTGCGGACCACGCAACGCGGGGCCTCTGTCTCCCTTATCACCCTTACGCAGAAACCTGATAAATCTTGTTATAATTGCCATAAGCTACTTGACTGATTGAATCGTTAATACCACGCTGCTGTAACCTGCATGCTCGCAGTCTGCCCTGGTTACAGCAAATGAACTCAGCTGGACTGTAGGCTTGCGTGCCGCTTCGGTATTGAGGACAACACCGGAACCAGATTTCAGCGTGAAATAGAATCTAGTATCCACCGCTTCTGACTTGCCTCTGACAATCATTCTCGGTGTATAGGTAACAGTGCCATTACCTGCCTCGTCCTCGCTGATAGACTCATCAACTGGTACCGGGTTCGGCTCGATGTCATACGGATCCGACGCGTCGATGACAGTTTGAAAATCAAATCCCAGCAGATTTTCCTTGACCATAGCCTTGTCATTGTAGACCTCTACCATGAACTCTCGAGTGCAATCAACCTCGGAAGCCTTGACAGTTATTGTCTTATCGTTTGCTCCTGCAATCTGCTCCCAACCCGTGATGCTGTTGATGGCTCTGTACCACTTATAATATAGCCCTGATGTCAGCGTCTCGTTGCCCAGCGTGGTTTTGGCTTCGAGCTGGCAGCTATCATCCTTGTTGTTGAGCACGAAGTTGTGTGTATCGATTGCAGGAGCCTTGATCGACACTCGATAGGCTACGCCTGTGTATGGTCCGACAGGTATCTTGTATACAGCCTGCACCTCATCGGTAATCTCCTGCTGGTTAGATCTCTCGGAAATCTTGCCGACCATCTTGATGTTGATGGCTGAATAATTGGATGCCTTTACCAGGTTGTTGCATATCTTCAGCCCCCAGTAGAACTGCGAAGCACTTGGTCTGATAATCTCGAAGAGACCGGTTGACTTGCCTGAACTGTTGAACGGAATCTCCGTCTCGTTGAAGAAGTACTTCATGGAGACAGGTGTCGTGACTCCGTCTGCAACACGTGAGGAGAGTACCACAAAGTAGAGTTTAGGCTGCGACTGCGAGAAGTCGGGACAGACGGTAACGACATCGCCGTTCTTCTGGTACTCCTGGTAGAGATCTCCATCCGGAGACTGGATAGAAGGCGTGAATGTTCCCATCTTCGGGATGAACATGATGTTCACCGATTTGCTTGCACTACTCATTCTTTGCCTCCTCTCTCATGATGAATCTGCTGTCTGTAGCTACAGGCAGCTTGTTGCACACTTCACCCTCCTGCTCCATGCAGGCTGTCTTGCCGTCCATGGCGATAGCGCCAATCTTGGACAGCGTTTCCTCGAACTCGATAGGATTACCGAGTTCGAGGATGTCCTGACACCAGAGCAGGAAGTTACCATCCTGCAGTTCTGTTCTGTCCTCTGTCAGTTGAAGGACCTCTGCGACCTTGCGGTTTGCCTTGATATATCTTTCCATATTTTTAAAAAAAATAATTATTAGTGAAAAATAAACGGATTGCCGTCTGCGTCCACGAAGACCTTGCCGTCGGCATCCATTGCCAGAGCTAAGGGATCGAGGTCTTTGACTTCCAACGCGAGTATAGCTCCTCTGTTTGGGTCCAGGAGTTCTGTAGGAACACTCGGAGACATGCCATGTCCAACAAGGACAGCATTCTCGAAGTGTACCGAATTATTCGGTGCCATCCACCAGAGTACCTGCAGTTCTCTCGTAGGGTTTACAATCTCCCCTACATTGTCATAAATAGTTGCCCTTGGGTTTATCACCTTCGTGTCAGGCAGCACCTCATCGACCGTATCAAGCATATCGTAATCGTAGAACGGAATTCGCCTGACGATGTTGACTATCTTGAATGGTGTCGCATCGCTGAGCTCTACACTTGCAGGATTGCCTGCAGCAGAGTATCTGGCCCTGCATCTTATGCAGATGCGCTTGCCCATGAGAGAGCGGTCCAGCGTGACGGATGCACCATCATCGGATACCTTGACCTCAAGGTCATCTGCAGTAATGGCAGAAAACTGGCCTCTATCACGGAGGATTTCCCAGACGAACAGTCTCTTCTCCTTAGCGCACTCTTCAGTCTCCAGGCGCAGGGAAGCGCTGATGACCTGCTTGTCGGTATCACGGAGTGGGTTGTAGTAGCGGTCACCGCTTGTCAGCAGGAGCGTCGGCTTGTAGATAGTCGCATTCTTGCAGTTGATGGAGTAGTCCATCGTAATATTGCGTACCTCGTTGGTTCGGGTGTCCAGGTATTTCGCCTTGAAACGGAGCAGTATCGGCTTCTGCGGTGCTGCGTTGATGTACCAGAGCAGTTTACCGGCATCATTGCCTGACGATGTGATGACATGCTTCTTGGGTGTCGATACCAGCGCATTGCCCTCCACTCCGTTCTCAACTCTGTACCAAGCGATGTCTGCCAGCTCGCTGTTGATACGCCCACTCGGGAGTATGCCATCTCGGTCAATGATGCTGATAACCGGCTGCAAGGCGCATGGTGTCAGCCTGTAATCAGGCGCATACTCATTCTGATCAGCATCATAGGTCTGCTCGAATGGAACGCTGCCTGACACGGACTTGGAGTAGTTTACCTGCAGAGGCGTGTACTTGATGTCTAATCTTTTGTATTTCATCTTATATGTTATTAAACACATTCCAGTGTAATGGAATCTTGGGCGACCTCATCGCCCAGACCATCACGAAGTGTAACTGTTGCCGTGAATCTAATCTTAGCCGGAACTCCCTCGCTGTCGATGGAGAGGTCAGACTGGGTCAGTACGATAGCCTTGCCTGCCTTGGAACCGACTTCGAGTGACCAGATGTTGTCACTTGTGACTCTCTGCTCACCAGCCTTATTCTCCGTGTATCTGGTCCAGGCTACGTCGCTGTCGAGGATATCTGAGGTAATATCCTGGCCGTAGAGCGTAGCAACGATAGTCAGCGGAGCTCGGAAGTTGTCAAAGTCGTAGATAGTCTCGTCTTCGAGAAAGTCAATGGTGAAAGCAGGATTGCCCTCTATCATCGCCCAGTCGGTATTGTTCCATCTTGGCGCTGTATGGGTACCGGTCTTCTGGCATCGCCACTTGCACCCTGTATACCAGACGTCGGAGGTCTCGTATTTGCCGGTTTCCGGATTGAGAGCTGAGCAGAAATAGTCTGCCGCCTCTGACCATGTTCCCCGGTCTACAAAATCGACAATCGGCTTGCCATGATAGTCAATCTGTATGATATCCTGGGTGATGATGCCGGCTGCATAGAGATAATCCCTGCCCTTGACGATAGGAAGGTCGAGCGACTTGACGAACTCAGGCATGTCGCCGAAGACCATGCCGTAGTTGTAATCATCCAGTATCGGCTTCGTGACGCCCGTCAGCTTGACGATGCGCCCCTCGGAACTGGAGATATAGAAGCTGCTCTGCAGCGACTCATCGGTCTGGTTGCCATAACGGGCGATATTCATGAGTTCGCATGGAGGGAAGTTCTTGCCTGCCGGAACATCGGCATCAGGATACAGGGTGACCTCGATGTAATTCTTAACCGCGTTGACGCTATTGACTCTCATCCATGAGGTGTAGTAATCAGCCGAGGTTCTAGAATTGGCTGCCGAGGCGATGTTGTTGACCACTCCCTTTATGACGTTGCCCACATGCTGCGCCGTGAAGTATCCACTATACTTGGAGCGGAGGTGCAAGCCATAACAACCATCCCCCAGACTGTCAACGCTCTCTATGGTATCGCTCTCTGTGAAGAAAGTGTCACCCTCCTGCGCTGACAGGCGGTTGACAATCAGCTCCATGACCTGCATGTATGTGCGGACGGTGATGCTCTCAACCTCGGCATTGCCTCTGTCATCAACCTGCCCTCCCTTGCCGTTGTATAGTCCGGACACGAAGTCACCGAACTGTGCACCCGCCTTGAGCTGCGCCATCTGCTCGGAGATGAGTCCACGCAGGAAGGTAATCATGCCCTCGGCTGCATCGTCATGCTTGCGACTGAGAAAGGCTTCTGATGTTTCGTCAGCACAGAAGTGCAGCAGCGAGAGGAAAGCGTTGCCGATGCGGTTTGCCGTGTTGGCCTGCAGGCGACGCTCGTCTCTGATGCCCTCGAAAAGGGTCTGAAGTGCACTCTTGTCTAATTTGTATGCCATTTGCTATTTTTGTTGCAAAGATAATATGCCGATGGAATCGGTAAAAATACGCACCCTAGAGGTTGCGTGCTGCTCCTATGCCCCTGAATATCTCGGTGAGGGCTGATGCCATCAGACCATTGTACCGGTCGCCGTAGAAGGTCGCCTCATGCTCATTGAGCTTCATGACAGATGAGTAGTACTTCTTAGAGAACCAGTCACGGCAGCCTTTAGGTTCGCCACCGGCGACACGACCGCCCCAGGCAGGGCCCACCTTCTTCGGTTTATCGAGATTGTTGTCACGACGGTATTCATCGCCCAGGAAGTTGAGGTTTCCGTTGTTGATGCGGTGGACTTTCTCGCCTCCCTGTGCCTCGGTCCACTTGTACCACTCATGTGCCGGGCCTACTCCTGCAGCTACATAGATACCGTACTGCAGGAAGTTGTGCTCAATTGTGGTCACAGAGCCCTGCTCCAGGTGCGCCTTGATGGAAGCGTATAGGCGGCCTGTATCGATGGTACGAAGCCGCTCCATGCGCTCTCGCCAGTAGTCGCCCATGGCATTAGTCCATCCTCGCTCATATCTGAGGAGATCGTCTACTGCTGCGTCTGCCATAGGCTCTCGTCATACTGAATGTCGATAGGTTCGTCTGATGTGACCATGAAGTAGAGTCCTGTGACGCCATTCATGGACCATCTGCCCAGCTCGCTCGAATAGACCTGTGTGAGGTCCAGGAACTCCATCTGTCCGTCGTATGCCTCACGGCTCTTGTCGTATAGCATGCGGCTGAGGAACTGGCGGAAGATATATCTGCAGATATTCATTTTCGCCTCTCGGTCTGCCATGTCATCGTGTCGGTACCCTGCCAGGATCCAGACGGTATAGACGTTGCGGTCGAAGAAACCCTCTCCGATGGAATGGGTGTTGCTGTCAACGGTGTCTGACACCATGATGAAGTTGGATGCCTTTCGGAACTGCTGCATGACTCCCTGAATTGAATCAGGTCCCGAGCACTCTGTTGCGACAAAATTATAATCCCTGCAGGTTCTGCACTCGGTAGCCAGCTGCTTGAAATATGCGATGGAATCGAAGATTTTCTCTGTCATATTCTGAATATTTAACTGTTTTGCCTATTGCGCTTCCTAAACTCTTCTGCCTCCCGAGCCTTGTTGTCAAGCTCCGTGAGGGCAGCCCAGCAGTCGGTATTGTAGACAGCCTGCAGTTTGGTCACGTCACCATCGGTAAGTGCCCTGATCTGCGCCTGCATGGCTGGCAGGATATCCTCACACCGCAGCTCTCCACCCTCTCTGGCTGGTCTGAAGAAGTGAGGGAGGTTGGCGGCAAAATACTCCTTGACACTCGAGAACCACATGAAGACTCCGAGGAGTTCGTAAGGTTCAAATTTAGCGGTTTCATCGGCAGAACCGTCTGCTGTTCTGTACATGAGTTGCGCCATCTTCAGCAGAAATCTGTCCTCCTGCTTGAGCATGAAAAGCTGGTAGTTCTTCTCGATATTGAGGTAATCGTAGAAGCTGATTTCGTGAAGCAGGCTATCTACTGCCGTCAGCTGAACGTCACTTGCGACCTGTAGAGGCCGAAAGTCCGTAAAGGAGTCGATGAAATCGAAGTTTTTGAGCAGGGAAAGGATTTCAGCAGCGCTGATGTATAGGACTCTCTTGCGCACTTTTCCAGTCTTAGCATCGCCATTTTCACCGCTTTCACCGCATTTAACGCTGCATTTCCACCCGGTTCTGGTGTACTTATGTACGGTAAGACCGCAGAACCTTGCGAGAAGGTAGCATTTGATAACGGTATGATCCTGGAACGTCGACATGATGCTAAGGACATAGCGCAACTGATCCTCTGAAAGTTCCGCCCACGATGACGGCGCCTTGAAATTGAACTCTTGTGTACCATCTTTATGCGTTGAAAACGAAGGCAGGTTTTGATTTTTCATTCTGAAATTCTTTGAAATGATTAGCCATATATGCCGATGAATTCGCATATAACGGGAATTTATCGAGATTTGCATCAAAGTATCTGAGCAGTCTCGCACGCTCGTTGGAATAGGCTGTCAGCAAACCCTCAGCCAGGAAGATCATGCATCTGCGCACCTTGAAGATGATTTCTACAGCGGTGTCATCCTTGTCCTTGGCTCCCCGCTCCATCTCTAGCAGATCATCCATCTGCTCGTCAGATATGACCCTGCGCATCACCCCATCAGCTTCGTAGAGTGCTGACAGTTGATCCTTCCACTGCTTGGATGATAGCTCCTGCTTCACCTGGAAGGCATACTGCTCGATGCTGAAGACCAGAAGCGTTATGCTCATTTTAGCCTGCAGGCTGCTTCCCCACCCTTCTGTTGCAGACAACAAGGTAATCATTTCGCCCTCCGCCTTCAAGCAAGCGACCATACACTGCTCTATCAGCGCCTCTACTCTCGCAGATGATGCAGGAGAGACCTCGTTGTTGGCAACTACTCCGAAGCCTGTCGGAGTGAGTACCAGGTCGAGATGGCGAACGTTGCCGAGGAATGCAGTCAGGCATACTGCCTTGACAACTGCAGCCGATAGCCGTTCATTTGTCTCCAGCGCTTCCTCACCAACGTAGCCGAGGAAGCGCTTCTGAATATTGTTGTATGCCTCATAGAAATGAGGTCTCACAGACTCGAACACCTCAGAGTGCGAGCTGGTGGCTGCAAGGATGCTCTGCTCGAAGTCATCCTTGCTGATTTGAATCTTCATTTTTGCCATTATTGTTTGAAACTATTGATGTCTGTTGGTCCTTATTTTTGTCTAGTGTCGTGAGTTCTATCATCGGCACGTCTACGGTCACTCCTCGGTCGGCATAGCCATTGTAGTGGGAGATGACGTGGTAAGGCTTGCACATGATGTCGTGGCAAGCCTTCTCGAGCGACTGCTTGAGTATGAAGAGCTCTCGCTTGTCTGAGCCGGAATTGTTCATCTGACTCTTGCCTGGTGTGGCTCCGATGAGGTTGGGATGCACGCCCAGCGAGAAGCAGAGAGCGTTGGATGCCTCGCTCATGTCGTCAGCCCAATCGCCACCCTCCTTCTTGCTGCCCTCGGAGAGGTTGATGATGCGCACCATGCGCTGCTCCTTGCCGTTTGGGTCGAAGTAGTATCCCGTGATGAGCGCCTTGCCGGCATTCTCAGGTCCGCAGACGAAGTTGATGATGTTGTCCTTCTCCTGCAGGATGCGCTCCTTGCGCTTATCCGGGTCGATGATGTCCTCGTTGTTGCAGAGCTCCTCCCAGTAGTCGCGGTGCACCTCTATCTGGATGCGAGGAGCGGACGTGTTCTTGATCATGTATCGCTTGCCGATACCGATGAGACGGTAGATGTCGTACCAGGCATCGTCGAAGATGCTGGCATAGTATGGTATCGGATAGTACTGCAGTCCGGGTGTCGGAATGCGTGAAATGATGGCAAACTTGCAGTCCTTGCCCATCTCAGGAGCCTTGCCCCTGATGCCGGTATATGGATCCGGAGCCTTGCCCATGCGCGCCATGAGGTCGCCAAGCGGGTCGTAGAGGTCGAGCAGCGGGATGACTTCGGTATGTACCGGCGACATGACGTTGCGGAAGTCGCCGAAGAAGACATGCTCTATGCGCCCCTTCTCATTTGGTACCTCCAGGCGGCAGTAGGAAACGTCCTTGCGTCGGATGTTGACTATCTTGGAGTGGTCACGGCTCAGGATGATGACCTCTACCGACCAGAAGAAGAACTTCATGTCGGTGGCCTGCTGCATGAAGACCTCGTGGATGGAGTTCTTCAGGCAGAAGTCGCGTATCTCGCTGTCGGTAGTGTCCTGCTTGGTCTCCCGGTCCATGAAGCGCACGCCCTGGCCGTAGCAGCATTGGACGTTGAAAGCCATGGCTCGCTGCGCCACCATGTTGCGGCGCAGCAACTGCTGCAGGGTGTATGGCATGTCGTTGTCATCGCCATAGTTTACATACTCGTAGAGTTTTCCGCCCGGAACCTCCAAAATGCCCGTTGTGGCGTCGCCCACCTCTCCGGAACCCAGAAAACTGGTATCCTTTCCATACTGCTGCTCGATGGTGGTGGAGTCTGTAACCCTGCTCACGCCCTCTGCCACGAGAGCGTAGCGACTGTAGGAACCACTGGTTCCTACTTGCTGAAGCTGATATTTTTTCTGTTTCATGTCATAAATATACTGGTAAGCCCAGGAACTGGTGAATGTAGATGTCCGGAACGGTGCGAACCTCGGCATTTGCCGGGTTGACGAGACGATGGAAACCGCCACGCCAGCTACTGCCCCTGACCAGCCATCCTGTATAGTCGACGGTCTCGCCGTCTGATGTCCACGCCTTCAGGTTAATGGTTGAGCGGTCTCGCTCTGCCTTGGCCAGTAGGCGCAGCACCTCTGTGAGGTGGTAAGCCGTGCGTCTCATCAGTTGAAGGTGTTGTCAAAGGTGTTATCGAAGATACGACCGGCACGCTGCAGGTCTAGCACGTTGTGCTGGCGCTGGGCGTAGGTGTAGCTGAAGGTGAAGCGTGGCACGCTGTCGCGCAGGTTGTCGCGCTTGGACTTGGAGTCAGAGAGGGTGACACGCTTGCCCACCTTGGCTACCCCGCCGATGAAGTTGACCAGATAGACCTCGTCTGAGCGGAAGAGATCATCTGCCCAGTTTGCCATGTCTGTGCCCAGATAGCCAGTATCGGCGTTGAAGGTGCGCTGCTCGGTGATGCGGTAGTTAACCCTGATGCCGCCCATGTAGGCTGCATCGCGGGTGTACTGCGGGTCAACTTCGTGTTTGCCCGTGCAGTAGATGAGCTCCTGGCAGCCGAAGCTGTTGGTGAAGAGCAGAGTAGGCGCCACATCACGCTCCTCGCTGTCTATGATGAAGGTCATGGAGCGTGAGCCTGCCTCTACCACGTAGTAGAGAAGGTCGGTACCCTCGGTCTCGAAACGTGACGGAGAGACGTCGATGGTTGTGTAGAGGTCGTTGCCGCCGGTGGCTGGTGCGGTAAACAGTTTTGTGGTTTTGTCGGAATAGTGTGCGGTGACTTGTGCCGTTTCCTTGCCCATGTAGTGGAGATATTCAAGTCGCCCCATGTAGGTGGTCTTGTGTCCCTCGAGCAGGGTGAGGAAGTGGGTTGTGAGGAATGTAGAGCAGTCCACGCCCACGATGTCTACGGTAGAATAGTAGACCTGCAGGTTGGCTGTCTGCGTATCGGTGACTGTTGCCGAGTCGGTATCTCCGGAGCTCGGAACCTGTTGCTCGGCGATGGTGATGGTGGCTGTGATTGCCAGCCTCCGGCGTGCATAAGGACGGAAGATGTCGGCAAGGTCGATCACTCTGACCTCTCCATCGGCAGGATAGAGATACTCATCGTAGATGATATCATCACCAATCTTGATGTTGACGAGCAGGCGGGTCTTGGCCGTGAGAATATCGATGTCGGGGATGTTCTCAAGGAAGCAACTGCCCGACGGAAGTGATGTGATGGTCATATATTATCTTTTTTGATGCAAAGATAATATGGAGAGGATAAAAATAAAAATACGGCTGACTACCCTCACGAGCGGTCAGCCGTATCAAAGCTTTTCAAAACTTTGTAAAATTTTTCGTGCTGCAAAGGTACGAAAAATTATTCATAACACATGGTAGTATAATAAAATATATGAGTTTTTAACTTAAACCAGGCTGTCTGGCTTGACAACTCTCTCCCAGATAGCCCATGCCACGGTTCCGTCTGGCTGCGTGGCTACATAGTAGCCATGCTCCTGCAGATACTGGTTGATGGTTTCTATACTGACACCGCCCATGTCATCAAGTTCCGTGGCGATGTCCTGGGTGGTCTTGAAGCTCTTCTTGTAATCAAGACCGGTGGCTGCATCCTTCACAGGGAGGCAGCTGCGGAAGTGGAAATAAGCGTCGAGCAGGTCCTTCTCAAACTGCTCGCTGTTGAAATTATCTTTATTTCTTGGCATAATATTCATTTTTAAAAGGGTTAAACTTAAATACCGTCATCTGGGTGCTGTCGGTTTAATGCCGTCTCATAGAGGTCAACCCAGTAGCTCAGACGGGAAGCCCAAAGGCCGTATTTGACCTGAAGTCTGCAGACGCGGATTTCCTCTCGCTCCAGTTCTCTGAGGTATCTGCCGACAATGCGATGACAGTCCAGATTAACACAGTATCTTGACTGAATCTTGGCATACTCCACCAGTTTGTACAGTTCCTTGCGCTTGGCTTCAAGCTCCCACCAGCGTTTCATGAGCGCATCGCGGATGCGACGGCGTCTGAAATATAGCAAGAGAACGTCTCTCTTGACTTTCTTCTTATTTTTTTTCATACCTAATCGTTGATTATTGATTTCCACTTGGCTAAATTCATATTGAGCGGTTTAGCCTCATTAGCTCCATATTGCAGAGTATAGTAGCGATGATCATACCATCGGATAATTGTCTGCTTACGTGGTGCATCATCGAAGAATGCGGCTGATGCGACAACATTGTTGTCTCTCCTAAATTTGACTTCAACCTTACAGGCTTTTATTCTTCTGCCTGTAATAGCAAAGAACTCGCAATTCTTGATTTCCCTGCTCGTCAGCCTTGCGATGCGTCTTCTGCGGTTTCTACTTTTCTTCATCATACTACCTCCCCTCCGAAAATGAAACCACCAATCATGAGCATCGCCATCACAGCTGCGAAACCAACCATGGTGAGCACAACCTCTCCATAGGTCACGGTCTCCCCGCAGATATAGCTGAAGGTCTCGCTCTTGGTCTTGGCGAGCTTCTTGATTTCACACTTGAGGGTATTGATACCCTCCTCAACGCTGATGCCTGCAGGTCTCACCTGCGCATCACTTAATAAAATAGAATTCTGCATATTGCATCGTCTTATAACCATGAACAGCCGATTGTATAAAAGGGTGGCGGCTGCATTCCCCGTTGGTTATAAGACGATGGCTTATCCGGAAGGACAAATCAGATCTTACGGTTCATGCAGCCGCCATGTATTGGGCATATCTATTTTCCCAGTTGGAAAAAATTATTTTCCCAGTTAGAAAAAAGAATTTCCTAGGCATAAAAAAAGCCTGCGGCTAAGAAGCCATAGGCGATAACGGTCGCCTTGCCGGATAGTTTACTATCGTCTTATAACCGTTGGCAAACGGTAAGAAGAAAATTTGGAACCGCCAAAAAAAAAGCGAGAAATTTTCATTCCTCGCTCATTTTTTTATTTATATACCATATTTCTCTACTATTTCCACCATCTCTTTCTCCTCGATGACTCTGATATTAGCTCCATTCTCATTGAGTTTTTTTATCTTTTCCATCTTGGAAGGGCCTGCTCCCTCACCTTTAACTACGATATTAGTCTTAGCCGAAATAGATGAATTGATGTCAGCACCGCAGTCACGAAGTCTAAAAGCCAGCTTTCCTCTATTAGGAAAAGCCGTAAATACTCCAGTGATAACCACCTTCTGGTGGAAGAACGGATTATCCTTGTTAGCAACATCTTCATCAGCTAATGGCTGTTTGACTTCTCCAGTCAGGCTCTCGTGAGCCTTATAGTCAGGCTTCTCATAATGATGATGTGTGACATCAATGCCTGCACCTTTCAGTACAATCTCAGCACAGGCAGTTGCATCTGCTAATGCGTCATGATGGTCGTGCATCTCTATTCCCATCAACTCGCACATCTTCTTCAACGAATTATTACCAGGTAATAATCGCATGGTATCAATAATCTGATATCCTGGCATGTCAAGGTTGTAAACTTCAGCTAGTCTAGAAAGTATATTAGCTTCAGTACCCTCATTATGGCAAGCTATGCAACCACTCTGAGCGAAGCTTCTCAGAACAGGGAAAACGATATCCCAAGTAGGTGCATTCTCCACCATCTCTTCAGTAATGCCATGCACGAATGTATTTCGCTCTGTACGCTCATCAGGATATGGCTTAATTAAGCTATAGAACTTCTGCATGATTACACCATTTACTACTTGTACCATACCAACTGCGCATGCGCTAGTCAGCTCGGGTGTCATTGTCTCAAAGTCAATGGCAACAAAATTTATATTTCCTTTTTCCATAAGTTTGTTGTTTATATCAATTGCAAAAATAGCAATAATATTTCAGACATTCAACCTCTTTGACAAAGTATCTGCAGGAAATATGTTTTAGAGCATTAAATCGGGGTATTGGGGAATGAAAATGGAAAGAGCGAGGAATAAAAAAGCCCCCGATGCATCACGCACGGAGGGCTCAGAGATCTTAACTAAATTTCCTACATAATTATATGAAAACTGTCGTTCTGCGCCACAAGGCTATGGCGACTTTTGTCTTATGGGGAATGATAAGCCCCAGCCTCATTTTTATATTCTGTCTGCAGCTGCACGTATGCGGTTTGAAACCTCGCAGAGTGCGCCACGGAGCATGTTCTTTTCATCTTCGGTGAAGCCTCCCACTCCACCATTGCCATCGATGCCATCGAGCTTGTGATAAAGCCATGATGCCGACTTGCCGAAATATGTATGTGCTATCTCTCGCCACGACACGAGCATCTGAATATCTTGGATGCGCTGTTTAACTTCGCTATCCTTGGTCTGTTTAACTGTTGCTACTGCTACTTCCATAATCTTATATTTTTTTTAATGCCCTCCCCGAAGGGAGGGTCTGTTGTTAATACTTTGTGTAATACTCAGGCGGCTCAATCATCTCATCGAAAAGTTGTTGAGCATACCATAATAACTGCGGGTTGCCCCTAGGAAAAGATTTTTTGTAATTTCTGATAGCTGCTATCAGCTCTTCCTCTTTGTCGCTTACTAAAATTTTCTTCATATCATTATTTCTTTAAGACAATGCAAAGATACTACAAATTTTCGTATTATCCAAATATTTACTACGAAAAAACGTATTATTAAGTAAGATTTAACATTTGGGGAAGAAAATCTAGGGGTTGAGGAATGAAAGTGTAATGAAGTGGAAAGAAAACGGAAAGATTTCCCCGATATTCTACATTTTTCTCCGAAATTCTCCGATTTTCTCCAGAAACGACCGCGAAAACGACCGGAAACGACCGCGAAAACGGGTCATCCGGCAAGAGGTTGAGGAATGAATACCTCGAAAATTCCCTGATTTTCCACGTATTTTCCTCGATTTTCCGCGTATTTTCCTCGATTTTCCGTGAAAATTCCGTATATTTGCATCGGTTTAACTAAATAATATATATTAAGGTATGAAAAAGTCAAGAACCGATATTGACAGTATAGAGAGCCGTATCACGGCTCTCTATATCATAGTCATTTGTCAATCACTAGCGATAATATCGCTTGCCATGCCCTCTCTAAGAGAGGCTCTGTATAAGCTGCTAACACGGATAATAGGGCTAGAATGACTCCAATCACAGTCATCTTCCTATTCCATCTCCTTTCACTCTCCTGCTTGTGCTCTTGAGGATTTTCACGGGTGCGCTTTGACCTCCCCTCTAGATAGCTCTCTGCGCTCTCCAGCATCATTCTGTCGTAATTCTGCATGTACTTCACACCCTTGTCTAGTATATGCCACATGCCTTCAGACTCTTCGATGTAGCCCTCGTTGGTCAATGGTGGAAGGAGGAACCTCAAGTCAACATCATCAAGCTGGTTGTCAACCAGCGAGCTCCAGAGCTGCGCACGTGACTTGTCGCCCTTGATGAGCTCTCGGAGAACCAGGCGAGCCTGCCTGCAGGTCTCAATATCTTGTAGTAACATAAAATTATCTTTTATACAACTATATCAAATATATGTGAATAATAAGTCCCCGGCACGGCTCTGTGTCGGGGACGATGTGTTAAATAAAGATAGCCTAAATAGCAAGGCTAAGCGAGCCAAATTTCTGAGCCATATCCTGCAAGGCACCTCTGAGAGTAACAAGCTCATCAGGAGTAAACTGCGCAGCCTTTCCGTTGACTAAGTTTCCGTTCATCTTATGTGCCAGCCAAGAGCGAGACTTGCCAAAGTAAGCCTTTGCGATGTAAGCCATGGAAACCATATCTGTAATCTCACCAAACTTCTCTGCCATGGTCAGTTCCTTGACCTTCTGCTCTGTGGTCTTAGCCATGTAGCCAACTGCCACGGCAAAAGCCTTAGGGTCTGACTCCTTGAGTGCATCCATCTGACGGCGAACCTCCGCCTTATCCTCTGCGGTCTTGGCAGCTCTGTTTTGTGCAGCCAAAGCCTTCACCTTATCAATCATCTCTGTATATTCCATAATCTTTTTTTTTAAGTTTAAAGGAATGAGTGCCCCCGAAGGGGCTTTCTCATTTCTTTTTGTTTTTAATTTTGTTTTGCAACTCTGCGATTTCTTTTTCTGCTACCCTCTTGAAGGTATCGGGGAACTCTTGCCAATACTCTAGGTAGAAAAGCAAATCGTCTTCATTTTCCTTGAGTTCCTTAGATTTTCGTCTTGCCATATACTATCTTTATTAACACGATGCAAAGGTACTAAACATTTGTTGAATAACCAAATATTTTCGTGATTATTTTCAACATTTGTGTATTATTTAACATTTCATCCCCATCAAACACGGTTTTTACCTCTTTTTCTCATCATTCTTGAATGATGTCAAACAATGTTATTACCGCTTTTACCCCGAAATGAAATGTAGGGGTTCGCTCGAAAACGGCTCGTTTCTTGTGGCAATTTCATGGAAATTGGCATAAGTAGCCGTTTTCGAGCGGGTAATCAATGGCAATTGATTGCAAAATTTGGGCATTTTGCACAAATTTTCCACGGTCATTTTTGCCAACTTGCTGAAAATCATGGATTTTTGAAAAGTTGGAGCAAAAAAGGGCGTGCCTTGCTGTAAGCATAGCCCCCACCGCCCTACGCTCGGAGGCAATTGCCACGGCTGACTGGAGCGGTATATGTAAGGGATTTTTCATGTGGCAATTGCCCCTTTCCCCGACTGCTGCCCCGAATTGCCATCGCTCTCGCTATCTCTATCCCCTTCCCTTTATCCGCGGTCATCAGCAAGATTGCAAGCAAGTGAAAGGGCAACGTGTTCCTATCACGTTGCCCATGGTGCCTATAGTCTGCCCTTGTCGTGATAGCTGTAGAATGCTCCATCTGTTACTATCACATGGTCCATGAAGAAGATGCGCATGACTTGACAAGCCTTGGCTATCTGCTGCGTCAGCACATCGTCCGCCTTGCTTGGCTGCGTGTTGCCCGATGGGTGATTATGCACGAATGCCATGATGGTTGCACCGCTCAAGACTGCCTCCCTCATGAGGATACGAATATCCACTGAAGTCTCTGTTATCCCTCCTTCACTCAGTTTCACGCTCTTGATGAGTCTGAAATTTTGGTTCATCAATATGACGTGTGCCTGCTCTACCTTGAGGTCTGCCATCTGCGGAAGCATGTAGTTATATATGGCTAGACTGCTGCCCATGTCGGGCTTGCTGCCCAACTTCTCCACTGCCCTGCGCTTGCCTAGTTCCAAAGCTGCGAGTACTGCCAATGCCTTGCAGTCGCCTATTCCCTGCACCACCTGCATTTCGTCCATGGATAACTTTGCAAGGTTACTGAGGTTGTTGTCTGCCATGTTCATCAGTTGCCTTGCCTGGCTTAGGCTCTCGGCTGTTCCTGCCCCTCTGTTGATTACCATGGATAACAATTCGGTGTTACTGAGTGAATCGAATCCGTAATTAGCAGCCTTGAACTCTGGGCGCTCGTCTGCTAGTATATTATTGTACTTCTTCATGTTACGCTACTTTATTATAGTTGTTGTTTGATTTCTTATTGATATTAACACCCTGTGGGAAACATCTCTTTGAGTGTGCAACTGCCTCATAGAAGCCTTCTGCCATCTCCTGCAACACGCCTCTGTTGCTTATTGGGTCGTGGTGTATTGTGCGAGCCAAAAAGATTTCTCTCTCCACATAAGCACCTGCCGCCTCCAACTTTCTTCTGAAGTCCTCGATGGTCTTGCCGCTAGTCAGCAGGTCGTCGAATAGAATGACCTGCTTGCCCTTGAAGTACTCGCCATCAACTGAAACGTGATAAATGTCCTCGTTAACAACGTGGCTGCCTCCGTTGTGGGTTGGCTTGCGCTCTCCAAAGATGTGCACGTGCTCATTTGCGGTCATGATGCCTGCTGCATTGAGGATGGCTGCAAGATAGCCGAATCGCTTGTTATACTTCCATTGTGTGCTGCATGGAGCAAAGACTACAACGAAGTCCTCTAAGATACTGCTATACTGCTTTGTAAGATAGCGAACTAGCCACTCAGCGCAGAGGTGCACCGCCTTCTTATCACCTGCCTTGAAGTCGTAGACGAAGCGGTTGTTTGCCATCTGCTGTGCCTTGTCAACGCAAAGGTTGATGTAAGCGTTTGGAACGTACTCAAAAAAATAATTCTGTCTCATATCGAAAAATTTTATAAAGTTTGAAATTGTATTCTGGTAATGTTTGGGAGTCCAGAGATTTTTCCCACTCCTGCTGTGGAGTATTTTTTTTAATTGCATTCCGTTCAAAGCCCGGTGTGCCCTTTCGATTTTTCCTATGCTTAGACAATGCGCTGGCAGAGGCAAACAGGTGTGGGGTTCTGTGTTAACAAAAGGTAAAGGTTTAGTGAAGCGTGAAGAACCTTTGGCTTTTGTTAATCTAGGTTCATGCACAGGTTTGAATCGCCAGAAGCTACCTTTGCATAGGAAATTTCGGATGGGAACACATGACGGGTGGCGGAGAATGCAATAAAAAAAGTACGGAACAGCATCAAACAACCATCGGAGATACCGCTTTCTCACACACCCAGAAAGAAAAAAAGGCTGCCTACTCTCACGAGCAAGCAGCCAAGGAATCAAAACATAAAAAAACTTAAAGCAACAAATAAAAAAAGAACGAAATATTCTATCGAGGGTAATAGTTGCTCATGCCTCCCGTATAGAGGACGGTCTGAGGGAACTTATCCACGCCTATGCAGACGGTATCGAAGGCATCGGAGAAGTCGGTACGGTTCTCCAGCCTGTCCTCGTCTGTCTCCACGAGCTTCTCACCTCGCTTATCCTTGCCGTTGTTGTAACAGCCGGCGCTCTCGATTGAGATGATCAGGTCCTCGTTATTGTCCTGGTTGATGAGAACCATGTGTCGCGCATGTCCCTTGAACATGCGGTCGATGAGCAACTGCTTCTCAAGATGGTTCATCGGCTTGCCGATGTAGACCTCTGTAACGAGCCAACCATTCCTACGTAGCACCTTGGTGATAATCTGGTAGAACTTATCGCTGTGCGTTGCATAGGAGTTTCCAACGAAGGTCGCATCGTAGTAGAAGATGACTCGTTTGTTCTTGAGATACTTATAGTAGTCGCAGAAGTCCTGAGCGAGCTCAGGCAACTTCCTGGCATACTTCACATAGAATGAGTTGACGATGCGCAGCTTGGTATCGGAACCCACCTGCCCGACTACGAGACAGTTGATGTTGTTGTTTGCATCGGAACCGATGATCAGCGGTAAACCATCCTCCAGGTCGCCATCCATGCGGCAGTCCGGCTTGTCGTGCTTAGGGTCGAACTTATACTGCAGGTCATTGAGGAACCTGGTGTTCGGAGCCGTATAGAAGTTGCGATCCTCGTCAAGCCCGGAGTAGAAACCATCCTGTGCGATGCCGACATGCTGGCACATGATGCTCGTTAAAAAGGTCATCTTGGGCAGGTCTCGCTTCATCTGTCTGATGAAGTCCTCGCCCAGAACTGCGAGGTTCTGAATGCTCGAGCACCTGGAATACACCAGGGCATAGGAGCGGAGGGAGTGCAGAACCTTCTCGTATTTCTGCACCTGCGACATGTAGTAATCGTACCGCTCTGGGTGAGCAGCCAGCTTGTTTCGGATGCTATGCAGATGCACCAGTACCGTCTCAAGAGTAGCAATCAGCTCCTTATCCATCTTCTTCTCCCACGACATGAACCAGGAACCTTTCTTTGTTGCTGAAGTATCTGAAGTAATGGTCAGACCATGGTGGAGGCAGCAGTCACCGAACAGCTGCTTGTTGCCTCGATTGGCAGGGAGCGTCTCATTGTTAAGCTGCTCCCAGTCGATAAACTTTGCCTCGTCGATAAAAACATGGTCGAGTGAGAGGGAGTTGGAGGTACCGCTGCGGTCCTGAGAGATGATGTTGAGGTAGCTGCCATTATAAAAGGCTACTGTATTCTCCCAGTTCATGGGCTGGAAGTGCGGTTCCTGCCAGTGCAGCGCCTTCCACGGTTTTTTGCCAACGATGTAGTGGACATCGCGCTTGTAGCCCCACTCCTCGAGGTGGACCAGAGCTGAAGGAAGGATGTTGGTCTGGCATCGTTTGACCGATGGCGCCACCATGCCCAAGCACGAACCTGGCATGTGCTGGACCGCATAGAGGATGCGCCCTGCCTCCACTACACCTTTTCCGGTTCCTCGACCCCATTCACAGACGAGAGTCTTGGGCATGAGCTGCAGGACGCGCGACTGCACGTCGTTGAAAAATAACTCCTTAGGTCTTGCTGTCATCATCTGTCGGAAGTTCTTCGAAGTCAGCATCCTCGATGTCCGGCATAGAGTAGCGCTTCTCCATTTTTTTAATTTTCGCACGAAGATTTGGAATCTTCTGCAAACCGATGACTGTCGGATCATCTGTCATGCGGAACTCAACAGGAACAATCTTGTCGAATGCCAGCTCTGGCTCATCAGGCGTGTCTGTGCGGTTGTTCTTGATGCGGTTCTTCTGCATCACGGCAAGCGCCCGGAAGTCGCCGGCAGCCTTGGCAGCCTTGCGGTCCTCGTCTATCTCCTGGTTGACCTTCCATCGCCAGAACTCCTTTGAGGCGGCGTTGAGATTGCCGAGCATGACCTGGCAGAGATGAATATCATCGTATGCCTGTGTCTCGCTGACGCCAAACATGGCCTTGTCCTGATCAACCATCTCCCTGACGGTAAAGCGTGGATAGCGCAGCCAGAATGCGTAGCAGCCACGCAGCCGCTCCACTCTCGCCTTGACGATGGCAGAGATGTGAAGCTCCTGAAGTTCATCCTCGTTGAGAGGCATGTACTTCATGTAGTCATCAATGTTGACTGATAGACTCATATCTAACTGAGGTTAGCCATAATCTGCGAGAGTTGCGACATGATGGACTGGTAGGCTCCAGGAGAGCCAACCTTGGCGAGCGCTATATTATTGATGCGTAACTCGTTAGCGGTCTCCGCTAAACCTTTGAGGTAGCGGTGTCGATAGGGTGAGCGCGGCTCCTGCAGCTCCAACTGCATGGCCATGGCCTCGTCGGGAGGCAGTTCCATCATGATGGGTACCTCTTCGACCGGTGTCATGGTCTTTGCCAGGTCATAGACCGTCTGCAGGTAAAGTTCACTCTCTTCCAGATAGGGAAATTGTTGTCGTATCATCCAGCAAATTATTTAACATGTTATTGAGATTGAGATAAACGTCTCTGTCAGTCGTGATGAACGTGCACTCAGCACGGTCACCATAGGTCTGGTTCTGAGATGTTATCACAGAGACTAACCACTCGTTGTTAGCAACGAGCATGACCTTGGAGTGGTTGAGCGTCAATTTAACTTCATCAAAAGCCTCTGTCATTAAGCGACTTAGCTTTAAAGTTTTACTTGAAGCTTTAATGTCCGCAACCAAAACTGAGGAGTCAACCAACCCTCGCTTGCGAAGGTTGATGACTCCACAGAGGAAGGCATCGGATGTGGAGAAGGTGGTGACGGCAATGTGCGCTGCACCTGTCTGCTCCAGAATCCACCCCAACAGACCAAGGGTGTGAAGACCTTGGCCAAGGAAGACCTGCGAGCTACTCTGCTGAAGCGGCTTCAGGACTTGCTGTATCTGCTTCGCCCTCATCTGTAACCTCCTCTTCTGCACTCTCTGGCTGCTCCTCGCCATCGGCTGAAGCCTGCTGCTCCATGGTGATGCCAGCCTGCTGAAGCTTGGCTATGGTATCAGCGGTTATCTCTGCCTTGGCAGTAATGAGGAGTTGCACACGCTCACTGACCTTTGCTCGCAAGGCGTCAGCTTTGTCTGTGTTGCCAGCCTCCGTCAAGCCAATAAGCTGGTCAAGGTTCTTGGTGATGTAGGATCGAGCATTGCCAATCTGCTTGGAGGTGATGGCTGCTTCTGGCTGCTCCTCCGCTGGCTGCTTCTCGGCATCACCCGGCTTGGCATGGTCGTAGACGTCCATGGCCTGCTTGTATGCATAGTACTCCTCCTTGAGTGTAAGGAGCATACTTTTGAAGTCTTCGTCAGCAGCATGCAAGCCCTCGTATCTGTCACATGACATGTCGTAAGCTTTGCAAGCCTCAAAGTGCTCTTTGATTTTTTTCCAAAGGGCGCAGTTGTTATCCCAGATAGCCTGGATGTTTTCAGGCAACTGGTCATGGTCTGCTCGTTTGCCCTTGGCTACGATGGCTGAAGGCACGATGGAATCGAGGTTTTCAGACTCCACGACCGGAAGATGAGGGGCAAGCTGCTTGGCAATATTGTCTGCCTCAGATGTCTTGTCAACCGCAGTCTGAAGGATAGGCGTGACCTTCTTGTCGTAGTCTCTCACATCATCGATGGTCATGCCCTCGATGCGATAATTGAGATGTTTCTGCAGCTCATATTTGAGCAACTCGAGTTTGCCCTGAGGGTCGAAGTTGATGAGTTGATAGAGGTGGCGGTTGTTATTCATCTGAAGGAGGAGCAGCGCTCCCTCCCTGATGTTGGCATCGGTATGTTCGCTGTCAAACCACTGCTTCAATTTTTCTGTGAATTTCGGATCATTCATAATAAATAGAAAATTAAAATGGCGAGGCGAGCTCATGTAAGCATCGCCCCGCCACTGATAGTAGTTATGTAAGAAAATCGAATCCCTTGTTAATGGCCGTCTGTACCAGCAGCGACCTCCACTGGCTTGCAATCCTTGCCGCTGATGGTTCCTTCAGCAGTTGTGAGGGTACCAAAATAAAATGGAGGCATGGTCTCGCAGCTGACAGAGATCTCCAGTGTGGTGTTGGTCTCGTCTGCGATGCCTGCACCAGAAGACTGAGAAGGTGTCACGTCGACCTCGAAGGTCTCGTCACCGAACTGGCGAAGCTTGCCGTTGCGCTCAGGAATCATGAAGATACCATCTTCATTGAGAAGCAGAGAAGCGAGTGCAGACGCTTCCTCCTCTGTACCTGGGAGGACGGCTGTTGCCTTGAGGTTCATGGTCTTGCAGCCATGCTCACCCTGCGCTTCTGGCGAGAAGGAACTCTTGTCTGTTATGAAGGCAATCTTAATCCAGTTCTTGTCTGCCTGAATGGTGTGGCTACCCTTGATGACGAGATAGTCCTTGAGTGATGTTGCAGTCTCCTTCTGTGGCTCTGCAAACTTGGTGATGTAACGACGTGGAATGAAGAAGCCGTAGGCTCTGGTACCCGGCAGTCTCTTTTCTCCAGGACACTTCAACACATCCTCATAAAGGTCTGTGGTAGAAGCACATGTTTTCTTTGTTGCCATATATCAATATATAATATAATGTATAACCATGGACAGCTATCCCTTACTCTGCAGGGATAGTGTCATAACCAAAGAGGATGCGTTCCTTGGAGATCGACTCGAACTGAGTACCGAAGTACATAGTTGCTACGAAGTCAACCAGGAAGTGAGAGTCAAGAGAACTCTCTACACCAAAGTTCGCCTTGTCGCCCTCGGTGGCCAAACCGATGAGCATGTTGCTGCCAGGAGTGATGATCTTGTAGCCCGCAGGAACGTTGTCAAGACCCACAAGGGTGCAGTTGCTGGCACCATCCAACTTGTTGTGGTTGAACTCATTGTTCCAATTGACCGTGCCGTACTTGTCTCGATAACAGCGGCGGTAGAGCGTGAGTTCATGGCTGTTCATAAACATGCATGTACTGGTGCCCTTCAGTTTTTCATCGGCATGATCATAGAATGCCTCGACTGCATCGACAGCGTTGACACCAGTCATCGCAGTTGTATTGAAGAGGTTGCCCTTCTCAACAGCAATCGCCTTGGACTTGATCTCAGCATCGGAGATGGTCTTGAAACCATCAGCGAGGTCTGCGGTACCAGAGCCAGCTGGGTTACGCTTCATGGTGAAGAGGTACTTGAAGAGTGCCTCACCTATCTTGCCTGCCAGGAACATGCCAACCAGTTTGGTGATTGGCTGGTTTTTGAGCGCTTCGCCCTGGAATACGTTGGAGCCATAGATAGACTCACGAACCTTATTTGGTTCAAAAGGCTTGACGCATGAACCAAGGAATGTCTCCAGGGTACGGCCTGTGATGGTAACGCCATTCTCATCCTTGCGAGTAAGAGAGTATGGCCCGAGCTCCATGTCGCCTGCGAGCTCTCCGACAGTCTCCTTGCCACGAACGCCCACGCGTCGGCTCATGAATTTTGCTGCCTCGTCAAGAGCGCGTACCGGCATCTGAATGATGTCCTTGCGGTACTTCGCAAAGCTGGTCTTTAGTTCATCAGGAGTAATTTCAATTGTATTGTCTAAAGCTGCCATTTTAATTGATCTGCTTCAAAGCATTGAATATTACGCCAGGGTCTACATTGTCAACCTCTGGTGTGACGTCATCATGGGTATCAGAACCCGGAGCGTCCTTGAGATCCTTGATCTCCTTATTCTTGGCCTGGATATCCTTGTCCTTCTGCTCAACCTTAGCCTTCAGGTCCTTGACCTCCTGGCTGGCTTTGTCGAGCTCAGCGGACTTGTCATCCAAGTCCTTCTGTTTCTTGGCAAGAGCATCCTCGATTTTCTGCATCTCTGCATCGGTGAGAGTAATCTTCTCATCGTTAACCTCAAAATCCTCCTTGCGATTGAGGAGGGTCTGAAGATTGAGGAATTTTTTCTTCATGTTAGAAATTTGTGTATTATTCTTGAACATATCTCTGAGTGAGGCGGCAACCTTCTCGAGAAATGTTTTAGAGGGCTCGTCATTAGCGGTTGCTCCAGGAAGTGGCGGCAAACCAAGGTTGGAGCAGAAAGCATTGGTGAAGCGCTTGGAGAGATTGGTCTGACGCTTCTTGTCTTCGTCATCAAGGTCTCTTATCTCATCTACGAGGCCCAACTCTAAAGCTTGCTCCGGACTCAACCAATTTTCCTTGCCCATCTGCTTCAGCATCTCTTCGCTGGTCTTGCCTGAGCGTTTGGCATAGACGGAAGCGATCACCTTGTCGATGGTGTCGAGGTCATCACGCTGCTTCTGCCATTGCTTGATGAGTTCATCAAGTTTCTGCTTGTTAGCTGACTCCCAGACAGCGACTCCAGTGGAGGCATTGTGAATGAGCATGGTGCTGCCGACTGACATGTCAACATGTTTTGCTCCCATACACAAGACTGTAGCGATTGAAGCAGTCATGCCTAAAATGTGGACGTTGACATGTCCATGGTCCTTGATAAGTTGATAGATGGTTAAGCCTTCATCAACATAACCACCCGGCGAGGAGACGGCGATATCCACCTCCTCGTCCGGATGAGCGTCAAGGTAGGCCTTGACATCCTTGGAACGTGTACCATAGGTGCCCGACCACCAGTCGTAGCCGGCTCCGATGGTACCGCATATCATCATTCCGTATTTCATGCGCTTATCTTTTTTGATGCAAAGATAATATGGCAATTGCCAACGGAAAAATACGTAAATCAGGCTAATAAAGGTGCTTTTCGGGTGCTACCCCACTGAACTGTATACTCGAGCATGGCAGAAGTCCCAAGGGAATCAGGGTGGACATCTGACATATTAATAATAGGATATGGCCGCTCCCTGTTGCCAATGAGATAGCGTTTGCCCTCGATGGTGGTGACCAGATAGGCATAGTTGTCCTTCATGTCCAGGTCTTCGCGGCATGTGCGGAAGGTGAGTTTATGGGTGTAGAACCGCTGACCATCCTCTATTTTGTCTGTGATTTCCATTTTGGCAGGCTTCTGACACTTAACAACTGGCCAATTGTAGCTATCTGGTATTTCAAATGTATGGTTGCCTAGAAGTGTATCGAAAGGCAACTCGCTGACAGGAATGCGCTGCACGTTGCAGATATAACTAAGTCTTTTCATAAGCTTAAAAATTTCGTGACTGTTCGCATCTGTTCGCACCTGTTCGGTGTTGAACAAAAACAGGGTTAGAGTAGATGAGATTTTTTCATGAAAAATCGTCTTTTTTGCATCTTTTAAGATTAAAAAGATTGATGCCCTTCTCTTGATAGGCCTTGCGCATGCGATACCACTTCATGCGGATTGTCTCAGCATACTCTATGTCGATACCCTGCTGTTCACACCAGGAGCGGAAAGCAGACATCTTCTTGCATGACATGTCATTGAGGTCTCCAAGGTCACTCCACATGTTGATGCGGAAGAGGTCGTTGATGCTCTCGGTGAGCGCCTGCTTTGCATGACCGTTAAGGAAGTTGTAAGTCTCTGGGCTTTTAGACTTGGAGTAAGGTATGCAGATGGCAACATCTCGCTCTCCAGGTTGCTCAGGCAGATTATTGATCGGGCGCTTAGATAGGAACCGGCGCAGAACAGCATTCTCGTTGCTGGAGGACGGGAATTCCACGGGATCGCCGAAACTATGGGTGAGCCATTGCTTTAGATATGGCTCTACCTGTACATAAACTACGAATTTACTCATATTTCTGTAATTAAAAACACCGCAAAGTTAGGAAAAATAATCGAGATATTCCTGTATTTATAGGAAAAGTTATCTGTATTGCGCTAAAAATCCTTGTTTTAAGGGAAAAATTGCAATTAAAAATCAAGGAACCCATTTTTGGGCAATTCATTTGTGGCAATTGTGGCAAAAATGTTAAGTGCTTGATTATTAATATTATAAGTCTTTTCTTATTGACACAAATATATAATAGAATTGCCACATTGCCACAACCTTTGCCACACTTCTCTTCTCGTTGCCACAAATTGCCACATAATTGCCACAAATACATACCCTCTTAACTCTCTGATAATCAGTGTTGCACTAATTGCCACAAATGCCACATTGTTTTTAAGTCGCATGTGAGTTGTCGGAAAAATCACGGAACACCAACAAAAAAGCCCCCAGAGGAATCTCTTCCCCTGGAGGCTATCGATATGATCTAAACAAAAAACTTATTTCCACTATAGTGGCGAAGGTTCCAGACCTAGAGCCTTCTGCTCAGCATCTGTCATGACATAGGGATCCTTGGTCTGTTTCTGCTCACCATCTACCTCTGTGTCAAGATCGATGCCATATCTGTTTGACACCATGGTATAGTCAAAACAGAGAGGCCTGTCTTTATAATATAACTTCTGCTGGCCAGTGATAGTACCATTGGCATCTGTCTTCTCTACTGTCTCCGGCAAACCGCTCGGAGTGAACTTGATAAATCGCTCAGGGTTTTTGGTAGAACCATAGAAGTCAGCACCTATCTGAAGGTAGTGCAACAGCGACTCCTTTGGAAGGAGGTTTTCATCCATCTGCCTTCCCAGTTTGCGGTAAACCGCCATGGTAATGTCCTTGCGAATCATCAGGATGCTCTTTGGCATCGCCCAGTTGTCTATCTTGAGTTTGTTGGTAGCCAGAGTTCCGCAGGTCTTAATCTTGAAGTCCTGGTCTTTCTTCAGCTCTCCCATCTGTACTGCAGCATTGACAATATTCCAGAATCCAGCCACCTCATCGGTGGTGTTGCACATTGCATTCTGATTTTTTATGCCTCTCACTACTACCTGAAGGAGATCCTCATAGGTATATGGGAAGTCGATGTAGTCTCTTATTGCCAGGTATGCGGCCACTGGAACCTTCCAGTTAGTCATGATACGGTCAAGGATACTGTCATTCTCCAGCCTGCTCTCGAGGTCTTCAGATGCTTTCTTCCAGGAGTTGCCGAATGCAGCCCGGAATTGCTCTCGATGCTTCAGCAGTTGGATGGTGATGTGAGTTGCACCTATCTGCCGGAATCTTTCGAGTTCCTCGAAGTTCTGCTTCTCCTCTCGAGTATGCTCACCCTTATCAAATGTGAGATAGATGAGTCGGGAGAAAAGGGCGATGTCCGCAGTCGGCATCTCCTGACCAGTCAGGAGAATGCCGGAATCAACCTTAGCCTGCACCAGCTTCTTGTCTTTGTCCATGTTCATTTTAGTACGGCCAATACCGTTCCACAAGTCCTTCAGCCACTCTACCTTGTTTTGGGCGATGGAGTTTTTGTACTCGTCGATGTGTACCAGGGCATCGCTCACGCCTCCGACATAGTCGGAGAGTGCCGGCATGGAAGCATTGGTTATGGACAACGGCTCATACTTGGTCTCATACTTGTAGAAGAAGTTCATGAGAGTCGCAGCAAACTCTGTCTTACCGCAGCCCTTTGGGCCGAACGCATTGAGGAGCGGGAAGGAACGGCTCTTGCCGATGACAATGTCACGGAAGAGGGTCGCTATATAGAAGCATAGGCCCACCTTGGCGTTGTCACCGAAGACCTCCACCACCTTTGCGAAGAAATCACTCTGTGATGTAGGGTTATCCACTATCTTCTCATGCCGGATTTTTTTTCACTCACGTACAGCTCTCGGCTATCTTTATTGAGCTTGCTCATGGCAGGCAGGTAGAACTTGCCTGCGGTCAAGCGCAGAATGCCCATGTCGTCGATGGGAAGCCAGCTGCCATCCTCGATGGCACCATTGCAGAAGGCATAGAAGCCTTCGCGCTGCCAACCCAGCTGCTTGATAGGGTCTGCAGTCTCAGTTACCTTGCCCAGGTACCCGAGCAGCTTGATGAGCTGCTCATCCTTGGCCATCCAAATGTAATCGCCTATACCGAATAGGCGCTTGCGCAGGGTAGAACTGGAAGTGATCTCATCCATGTTCAGTTCAATTAGGCGTGAAGGTTCCTCTCCGTTATTCTTGATTTCAAAGAGGCGAACCGGGTTGAAATCATCACGAATATGGAAGAGAGGTTTCAACTTGAAATTGGACCATTGAATTTCGTCTCCTTCCTTGTTGGTACCCCAATAGCTATTGTCATGTTCAGTGAATCCGAACTCACGAAGCATCTTGATGTCACCCTTGCGCTCCTTCTCCTGTTTGGCGCTCAGTTCCGACTCCTTAGCTCGCTTCAGCGTATCCTTCCATTCTCGGCTATGCTTATACATAGTGCATAATCCGGTCAGATAGCTTGTGCGCAGGTCTTCGTCACGGATCATCATCAGCAGGGAGCAGATATCAGCGATAGCCTTCAGGCGGTCCTCTGTTGTCATCTGCTCGATATCATCAGCTGTTGGCCAATATCTTCTGCGGCAGAACCAGTAGATGAACTCCTCTTCCTTCATCTGCTGAAAATGCGCCTTGTCAACAATCCAGGAGTCCGGATCTTCTTTCTTAGGTGCCGGATAGTCAATTGGAATTTCACGGACGTTGACAGTGAATCCGGCTGCCAATGCCTCTCGACCATTGGCGAAGACATTGGCGGTACCTGCAGGCCACTCGTTGCCTGGCTTCAGCGTGTCAGCATCCGGAATAAATGTGACCGTATGGCTGATGTGATAGAGTTGCTTCAGCTGGTTCTCTGTCCACGCTCCGCCAAGTGAGGCTACTGTATTGAGGATTTCAAGCGATTGCAGCTTGACAACATCAGGTGCGCCCTCTACCAGGTAGAATTTATTTTTCAGTCTCGCCTCCTTTTGCGCGAAATTGATGCCGAAAACAGACTTGTCCTTAGCATACACCAGGCTATTCTTAAGATTGAGATACTTGCATATATCCTTATCATCGGACATAGTTCTAGCCGTGAAGCCAATGACATTGCTCATCTTGTCATAGATAGGTATTGTGTATCGGTCACGGAGCATGGCATATTTGCCACGCTCACCTATACCGATGAGACCGACCTGCTCCAGGAGGTCGAAGTCAAGACCCTTACGCATAGCCCATTCGATAAAACCATGTCGTGGAGCGTAACCTATTCCGAACCTCTCGATAGCGTCAGCTCCCCATCTTTTGCGGACGGTCTCACGTGCCTTGTTTGCTGCAGGGTTGACCTCATGTATGCACTGCACATAGAACTCTTGCGCATAGCTGAGTATTATCTGCAGAGACTCTTTTTCTTTCTGCTTCTCCTCATCCTCCTTGCTCGGCTTGTAATCGTCTTCTATGTCTTCATTGAGATATTTTTTTGCAAGTTCCTTGCAGGCGATAGGAAAAGGTAAATCATTCTTCAGCTTTCGGTAGAGGCTTATCACATTTCCACCGCTATGGCATCCACCATAGCACTTCCATGTGTTGGTACCTGTATCAACGAAAAATGAAGGAGTGTTCTCTTTGTGGAATGGGCAACATGCCCAGAGCTTCCCTCCCCGCTCCTTGCTGAAGGTTATACCTTCATCGATTGCGACGTCTCGAATTGAGACATCGCTTATAATTCTGTCAATGTTCTCTTGTTTGATCATATCTTTATATTTAGTGCTGCAAAATTAACTTAGATCTTCCGAAAAAGAAAGTACTAAGATAACCTGCGCATGAACTTATCAATGTCTTCATTGACAAAGTAGCGAATCTGACGCTTATAGGCGTAGTCTCGCTCCATCATCAACTGCTGTAGGATGCCCTTATATTTGCCCCCCCGCTTGTCGAATGCCGCTCTAATCTCGCGGTCACTCCAAAACTTAATTCTATTCCTCATAACTTCGGCTTATAAAATGAACACTTGGAGTTGGCCATGAAGAACTCATAGTCATGCTCCGACTCTATCTCGCTGTACAGCTTGCGGTGTGAACACCCCCAAAACTTGCAGGTTCTGCCACTGCTTCGGGCACATGTATTATGACACTCTACGAATGTCTTGACTTGTTTCTCCTTCTTCTTTTTCATATTTCTATATCAAACCATGGTAATCTGACTGATTTGGATATTGGATCCAATTTTGATACCTGCAGACATTGCCCATTGTCTAACCACCAATACTCCATGACTTCATTAATACACATGTATGCTAAAATGCCATGATCATTCTGTACATAAAAATCTTTATTCTCTAATGTTGCGAATCTAGAGATTAATAATATAATTTTGGCTTTTATATCTTTACTGCTCATAGAATATGCATAAAACAATAAATTTATACTCCACATAAATCCTAAAGCAACTGCACCAGGAGCCATTGATGCAGTTGCGCTTGTAGCGGCATCGATGGCAAATCATAGGTTCAACTGATGAACTACCTTGATGATGTCTCTTGTCGACTGCAGCCCCAGTCGCTTGGTCATTTTGCGAAGCTGTGCAGAGACAGTATTCTTAGATTTGCCAAGAATCTGGGCTATCTCTCTAGCAACATAACCCTGTGCAAAATACTTCGCTACCTCAAGCTCTTTAGGGAAGAAAGGAGTCTTCAGCTTTGGGAGGCAGACTATGTTCTCTCTAGGACATATACCCCTAAGAGGGCAATCGACTTTCTCCAGGTGCAGAATAGTTCCATCGACATCGAAACAAAGTGTATCGTTGGAACCAAGATTGCAACGGATAAAACGATCTGTTATTAGAAACTTGAAATAAAGTTTGTTTGGCTTACTCTTGGCGTATAAGTCTGCCAGGTACTTATACGCCTCCGGGTAAAGCCGACTCACCAACTCAGCCATGTGGTTGATGATTTCCTGATGCTCTGTACTGTAGCTGAGCACCTTGCCATCATGGCCATAAAAACACACTTCTCCTTGTGGAGACACGAAAAATTCTACTTGCTTTTCCATAAGCTTTCTTTTATAACTGTTTGTACTACCAAGAGATCTCTTGGATTAAACTTGGTCCTGCCGGTCAACTTCTGCTGAACCGTATTGTAGCAGAAACCATAATTTGTCATGAGAAACTGAATGAGCTGACTCTTCTCTTTTTTGGAAAGAGTCGCGTAATAACCTTCAATAGTTAATGCTACATTTTTAACTTCATTTTCTTGCATATCTCGAATTTAATTGCTAAATTTGTGGGCAAATATAAGAAGAATTATTGAAAACTCCGCAGTTTTGGGAAAGATTTCCTGTTTTTGCGGTGTTATTTAACATCCATTTAGTGACATTAGATTATGTTTAACGGAGATTTAGTGAATCGACTGCTCAAGGAGCAGAAAAAAACAGTCGGTGAAATGGTGGCTTTTGTCTTCGGTCAGAGCTCACACATATCAACGAGCTACTTCAAGGGTCGAACTTATATCGATACTCGATACCTTGAGAGGTTATCGGAATATTTCGAGGTTCCAATTGAGGATTTCTTCCTGTCGAATGAGGAATATGAAGATAAAAAGTTAGAAAACACGAATGTGCATCACATCAGCAACTCAACTGTGAACATCAACAGTAGCCCTGATGTATTGATGGGTGTCATTAACAATCAAAAGGCGATGCTCGACCAACAGGCAGAGCAGATCCGATGGCTGCGTGACCAAGTTCAACTTCTCACAAAGAACTACGTACAGCAATAAAAAAGACTTTTCCACCCTCTTATTTCATGTAGCAACTGACTAATATGCAGGCATTTGCACCTGAAATAAGGGAGCGAAAAATCGGTATATAATGTCAAAAGCATCAGATATCGCATATTGATTATCAATAAGTTATAGGAAGGGA